CGCCGCCGCTACCACCGTTACCGGGACGCGACGGGGACGCAGCGCCGGGAGTGGAGACACCAGAGGTGTCCTTGTTCTTAATGATCTGGTACGCCTGATTATACCTGTTTGGGTACTTGCCGAGAACTCCGTCATTAAGGAAACCGTGGTGAAACGCTTCCAGTGACGCACTACCACCAACATTGTTCGCAACCCTAATGGCGTACCTCGGCCCCTGGTGGTAGCCGACGCACCAGAGAATGAACGAGTCAGTGTTGGTGTTCGGGTCGATCCCCACATTACGGGCCGCCTGGAAGTACCCCTCAAGGTCGGCCACCAACTGCGCGTCCTGCTCCTTGGCCCCCGCGCGCAGAAGCGGGATGAGGGAGTCCCCCTCTGCGCGCGAGAGCCATCGGTTGGTCCACCAGTCGTCGTTGCCGTGGGATGAGAGGTCGTTTCGAAGTGAGGCGGCGACACCGGCGAACTCGGTGGCGTGGGCGGCACCCATCTTCTTGATGATGTCGGCCGCTCGCGGACCGTACCACTGCGCAATTCCTACAGTGATCGGGTCATTGTAGTTGATCGAATCGTACTTCATGGACGACTCAACCGTGCCGATTGCCTTGATCGCCACTTTCTTCGACGTCTCATCCCACGCCATTTGTTCCCCCTTAGAAAATACGGTAGGTCATATTCACCTGATAGGTCTGGTTGGCCTTGAGAATGTCACCCGCATGCATGCCACCAGTCTTGGCGACATACACGTACTTGTAGGTACGGTCGTTGCCAATAATCGGTGACATCATTCCGTCATAAGGACGAGCCCAGCCCGGCAGGTCCATGAGTTTAGCGTCATAGCCCACATCGGTGCCTGCAACCCTGAACGTGCCCTGAATGTTCACGAAATCACCGTGACGCTCACAGTTCAGGTAGTTATAGTCCCGTGCCACCGTGCTCGCAGAAAGCGGGTGCAGATCATAGGACGGAGGATTCAGGAACGACGGCCCACCGTGAATCCAGTTCACGAACAACTGCCGCACGTGACGATAGCCCGCATCCGTCATGTGAACATTGTCCACACCCTGGTCCCACGACTTAGCCTGCTCCTTACCGAAATGCAGCCAGGAACGAGACCCCTCACAGACAATGGCCCCATACGCCTTGCCCGCGTTAATCACCTCATAGGTACGAGACACACAGGACCTGGCCATCTGAACGTACTCGTTCAACGACGCCTCGTTATAGGTCACCGGAAGAACGTAGATGGTCGCGTTCGGGAAGTACTGTCGAACCAACGAGAAGAACGTGCCCGCCTGTTCGGTGACAGAGTTCTGAGCACGAATGTCGTTCAGCATGTCAATAAGGAACACGTACTTGGTGGCACGTTTCTTCTCATCACTCATCCGGGACCGGGCATTATTCACCTGAGTAATGAAGTTGTTGTCAGGTGTGGAAGTAAAACCGCCACCACCAATTGCGAACACATTCGGGTTGACGCCCATATCCCGGCACAGTTGCTCGGTCCAGCGGGATGCTTCAATCGTCGCGTTAGATGAACCGAAGACAACACCCTCCGTGAGTTTCGGGTCCTCAAGGAACTTATCGTCGGCTTCTGTTTTCGTGTAATAGGTTGCAAGAATTGTCCTGACATCTGACTTGACCTTCTCCACGGCGGCATCGATCTTCTCCGCACGCTGCTTGGTGACAACCTGAATACGAGAGGAGTCCTTCATCGGAGCGTCAACGTAATCCCCGTTCTCGATACGGTCGAAACGAGCATCTACAAGTCGTGCCTTGAACGACTCGATGAGACTGTTCATCGCCTCAATCTTCTCATCGGTACTTCGACGAGAATCGTTGAGGAAGGACTCAAAGTCATCCAACTTCTGTTTCGAGTCCTTGGCCCATTTCTCAGCAATCTTGTTGATCTCCTTGACCATCCCCTCCACTTCTTTGCCGAATCCCTCAGCATAGGTGATGGTGTCAATGACGGCCTTACGGATACGTTCAAGGATTTCCAGAACGGTTAGACCGTTGTTGTAGGTGAACGGTGTGGAATAGGGTGTTGTGGGCGGTGAAAGACGGTACAGGGCCGCGTCAATAGCGGATACGCGGGGGTCAGTAGCCATAGTAGGTATCTCCAATCATGTCAGTAGGCGGCGTCCAAACAAGCATAAACAAGGGCTCAAGTTGGGCAATCACCATCATATCGACATTAACGATCGCGTCGCGATGTGCCTGAATAAGCGACGCCATAGACCCCGAGAAACCCTCCTGAGTCCCCGTGCCGCTCCCGTCGCTAGACGACGTGGAGCGCTGAGAGCCCGTCCCGTCCGACGACGACTTGACGCCCGTCAGGGACGTTGAGTCCGCAGCACCGGTCGCATAGTCTCCGTTGCCCGACAGCATCACCTGAGGAGTCTCGGACTGGACGGCGCGGGACTTGGCGTCCGTGGAGGACGTGCTACTGCCGTGCTCGCTGGACTCCGTTGTGGCGCTGGTAGTGCCGGTGCTGGTGTTCTTCGAGGTCATCCGCAGGGTGAGGAACGGGTCTCGTTTGACGAGTTCGGCCTCGTACATCTGGTTGTAGTAGGGCATGATCTCATTCATTTTCACCTTCAACTGGAATAGGAAGATGTCAATGGTCTCGTGCCCGATCTCGTTGAACCAGAAGTGAGTCTTGATCTTCGAGTTCAGCGTTTTGCGGTACTCCTCGGAGAAAATGGGATAGTGTGACAGGGCGTCGTCAATAAGGGGCTCACTGATTCGCCTGAGTTCTGTCGTGTAATTACTCATTAGGACCTCCCAGATCGGTTGAGTTCGTCGACTCATTCGACGCCAATGGATTCATCTCGGTCATCGGATTCAACGCCTGCATGTCTGTGGTCCCTGCCGAGTCATCCAGGTTCCACGTAACGTCAACGTCAAGCCCATACTTGGCGTTGATCCACTCGCACGCATACTTACGGGCCTGCAAGTTCACGGCGCGCATAGCCAGAACCTGACCCGAGGAACCGGACGCCTCCTCAACAACCATCCGCTCCTTCTTCGAGGAGTTGACGTTCATGATTCCCAGCAGGGTCAGCGCCTCGTTCCAGGTCTTGACCTTTGCTTCCATGACGTGAGGCAGGTAGTCCTTGTCGATCCCCGTGGAGATCGACCCGATCTTGTCCTGCAACGTCCCAAGTCCGGTAGCCGATGACACCTCAGCGATCATCGGGTTTCCTTCGGCAAGTTGCTTGTACGCATCCATGACGGACTTGCGCTCGTTCGTGTCGGCCGTCAGCAGGACCGGCACGCGCATATGGATGAGGTCAACCTCTGTGGTGGTGTCAATCTCGGACAGGCGGCGCGCATACACGCTCACAATATCCGTGTCACCAGTTCGCAGGTAGTTGTTCCAGATCGGGACACACGCGTCACCCTTCATGGTCTTGTTGACCATGGTGTTCCCGTACACGATGAACTCAGTCGGGTTGTTGTACATGTTCGGCGTACCGAAACCGGCGCCACGCAACGCGAAATACCGGTTGAACTCCTCATCCCAGAAGAACACGCTAAGCCCCTGCGAGAACAACGTCATCTCAAGGAACCTCGGGTCAATCTCCTCAGGAAGACCGGTCCAGTGATACCGGTTCATACACATCTCGGACAGTACGCGCGCGTACATCCGGGTCAGCACCTCACGACGCATCTTCCCCGGCTCCACCGTCATCTCACGCAGGAACGGCGCGTAGATCGACTCTCCAACAAAATCAGGTTTACTCACAGGAATCCTCCTTCTGGTTCCCAGTTGATAGGGGCGTTGTCAAGGGAGACATCCCCGAACTTTTCTTCTCTGTACATCGGCGAGTGCCACACCGTCACACCCTTTTCCAGTATGCCACGAAGCGTGTCCACATAGGTCTGAGGACAGGCGGAGGAGTAGATGCGAACGTCCTTGCACTTCCAGTAGGAGAAACGGTCCATAACCCTTAACTTGTCGGGAAGGTTGGATAGGAAGAAATCGCACGCGTACCCGTAACGCTCCCAGAACTGGCCCTGACGACGGATGACGTCAGTACTGACCATCTTTAATTTGCAGAAGATAACGGCGCCATTCATAATCCAGTTGAAAGCGTCGCCGCCCTGAGCGCCAGACACGGACGGGGGAGTGATCTGAGAATCCTTAACAGCGGCGTTAATGGACGCAATCTGCTGCTGATAATCGCCCTGAGCGGCCCAGTTGGCAAGGTCGCGGTTAGCGGCCGCGTTAGTGCCGGTTAGCGCGTTCTGTTCGCTCTGGTTGGCGCGAGTAAGGTTCTGGGAAATCACGTTCCCCATATTGCGGGCATTGATGTCAATCGACGTGGAGATGTCAGACGTGACCTGCCCCTGAACGTACCCGCCCAACTGGCCGATAGCGCCAAGTGGATTGCTGAACGCAGTACCAACGGCCCCACCAATACCACTGATAGCACGGTTAGCGTTGTTCACCTGCTGATGGGCCATCTGAGCCGTGTTCGCTAGAGCGGTATTCAAGTTCTGGGCACCGAGGTTGTTGTTCATGATCGCATTACCGGTACGAATACCCCGCATCGTGGCGTCGAATGAGGTGTCCGCCGCCCTCATGGACTTGTCCATACCCCACGACGCGGAACTACGGTTCTGAGCGATCGAGTGAGCGTGAGACGCGTACCAGATCATTGACTGGTCGTTAACCACAGGAAGATGCGGGAAGTTGTCAATGACAGCGGCCTCGTTCACGTACTCGGTATCGGTCTTCCACGTTGAGTCGTGCTTGTCGCTATTGTAGCCGGCCACATAGCCGACAATTCTCGGAGACGGAGGAAGAACGTGGCACTCCATACTCACCTTAACTGAGTTCCAGTCATTTAGCAGTTCAGGTGCCAGAGTGAGTGTCTGACCGTTGTTGAAAGACACTTCTAGGTACATGTAGGGGGACGTGTAGAACTTAAGGAACCGCTTGAGCCTTTTAAGGTTCCTTCCCGTAACGGTATTACCGTTCGCCTTAAGGAACTCGGGAAGTTTATCTGGCATGAAGTTATAGGCAACTTCAACCTTCTTTCTTGCATATGTTCCAGTAACCAGCTTCAACCCGTGGTCACTTAGTTTCCCAGACATCTGGTTACCGATCACGAGTCGCTTAGGGATATAGTAAATGTCAAGAATTCCCTGAGACGCCCACGGAGCGTCGCTCAGTTCCTTCATGATTGCGGGCAGGTCCTTAATGTCACACATGTAGTACGTAGCACCGGACACGTTGTTTACAGACAGAACCTGATTCCGCGTTTCCAGGTGGGGAACAGAAGTGGTGATATTGGACCCTGTAGCAGTCTGCATGTACGGGTCATTCTTATTTCCAAAATTAGTGTTGAGATTCACCGTGGAAATAATTACTGCAACAAAGTCGAACTGCTCGCTGAAACTATTAACCATCTCATTGTTGATATTGCCGAACCAACTCCGGTAAATAGTGTGCCGCTCACCGAGAGAGAAAGACTCAGGCTGTTTCAGCCACATCCTAGAGAAGATTGACCCCGCATCACCGTTTCCAGCCTTGATGATCTCCTTCTCCCTGTACTCAAGGCAGTGCGACCTCTCGATGAACGCCGAACCGAACTTGACCAGCGAGTGATACGTCTGCCAGACATCGAGCGAGATAGTGAGTTGCGTGGTCTCCGGTGCAATGTAGTCGACCGACTGAATGAAGTAGAAGAACGTGGTGGCCCGATTCTTCTGAGAGATCGGGAAAGCACTGTTCTGGACAATGAGGTAATTGAACGTGTTCGCCTCACTGAACGGGAGATTAATGCGCACCGGTACACCCTGCGCGCAATAGGTCAGGTTCTTAATAGTAACTGTCGGGAGATTGCGCGTCTCATCGAACGAACGGATGTACTTAATAGTCCTCTCCGGACTATCGAACCAGTACACATCACGGTACATAGAATCCCACGGCACGTTACACAGCGTGACCTCAGTACCCGGCCCCCACACCGAGTAATCGAACTGAGTCCCGAACGAGGCCCCGTTCGGCAGTGAATTAATCGTAGGCATATCTCCTCCAAAACTAATGGGCACCACCCGTGCAGGGGGTGCCCATCAGTATAGAGGAGGCGTCAGCCATTCAGGCCGGCCACATTGTCCTTCGGGACAACAGACAACTGTGCTGTCTTGACGACATACTTGCCAGTGGCCGGGTCGATCCACGACACCTTAACACGGACCACAACCAACTGAGAGGACTCGTTCGGGGACATGTAGATGAGGCCATCGTTGTCAATGGTCGTGCCCGTGTCCTTGTTTCCCTCAATCGACCACTGCTCAGTGAACTCAATGTCCTCCTGACCAGCCTTGAGCCCGGTCAGGACCGCCTCCAACTGGGCCGTACCACCCTTGACCATTCGGGCAGAGGACTTGTCGACGTTACGCACGTCAGCCTCGTTACCGTCAATCACGAACTGGATACGATCAATAGCCACGTTAGCGGCAATCTCAATCGTCTCGCGCGCCGTATCGGGAGCGGTGGAGAACTTGACGATCGGGGCGAAGGGGGAGGCTGAGATGATCTCCCAGTGGTGCAGGAAGAAGTTAGTCTGACGACTAATCGGGTTGAACTCCGAGGTGGTCTCAAGGGACGTATCCGCGATGACGAAGAAATCCTTAGTGGTCAGGAAAGCCTGAACACCATTCATCGCCACGTCCTCCTGACGAATCTCCACAATACGGGAGGGTACATCGGCATAGGAGACGTTGAACAGGGCCGCCAGAGCGTTCACATCAAGGCCCGACTTGACCTCAGGGGTAGCGAACAGAACAAGGTCCTCAGGACGCACTGAAACGGGCATCTTAGCCCCGTTGAACCGAGTGGAGAGGAACTGCATGTTACCCGCGGTAGCGCGAATCTTACGCAGCAGAGAGCGTGCCTGGCCCTCTGTGGAGTCCATCTTGGCCACGTCGGGAACGTTCACGTTGAACATCGGGTACTTGTTATCCATGACCCGGAAAAGGGCCGTGGTCATCAGGTACTCGTCCCAGTTGTCCGACGTGGTAGGCGCGGACATGATCTGCTGAGTCAACTGGTCAAGACCAGAAGGATCAAGGAAAGCACGACGCAGAGTGTTGTCGTCAATCGTGATCTTGTAGAAATCCTCACGGTCCACGGTGTGGAAAGCGGTAGCCACGTCAATGTCCGCACGCCCGAAGATATCCCGCTCAAGGTAGTCCCGGTCATGGTTGTAGTGGTTCGCCTTGACGATACCGGTCTGAATCTCCTCAATCGTGTCACCGAACTCAAGGGTGCCGCGCTTGAACTCCGCCAGAGGGTTATACCAGATAGCGTTACGCGCGTACACGAGCCCGATACGGTTAATCAGGGACTCAATGAACTCATTCTTGTGCGGACGGAAACTGAAAATAGCGTCCGCAACGTCAGCCACATTACCCTTAGACGCGGCCGGAATACGCTTGTGGTAATCCAGAGACGCATCATTGCGGATAGCGTTCAGGATATTCACGTTATCCGCGTTGCGAATCTTCCCATAAAAACGGCGTGCCATTACTTCTTCTCCTCATCAGAGTCATCAGTGGAAATCAGGTCATCAAACGTCACACCCTCGTAATCGGCCGCACCGTCCTCGCCCGGCAACTTATTCGCCGCATCACTAGGGTCACTACCCGGCTGAGCCATCAGCAGGTCATAATTCTTCCCCTTGAGGTCGGAGATCATCTTCTCCTTCTCCTCAAGCATGGAATTTAGATCCGTCATCTTGCTGTCAAAACCGCCCGCGAAATCCGTCATCTCGTTCCAGATGTTCGAGAGCTTATCCAACGTATCCGAGTGATCCGCACCCAGCAGTTCACCGAGACCGCCCATAGCGTCCGAGAACTTGGAGCCGATCTCATCAAGAAATGCCATCTTTCTCCCTTTCTGTGCACAAAAAGATATGGTGGGTACTTGCGTACCCACCATATCACTGCGGAGAGAGACCAGACAGAACCAGAGATTGCCAGTCCATCAAGGTCCGAGGGGTTTCAGCCCGTGGCGTCCCGGATCACTTGCCGGTGCTCGCCTTGATCTCCTCCACGCCCTTAACCACAATCTCCGTCAGAATCTCGGGGACCTCACGACGCAGGGTCCAGTGAGCCTCATCGAGAGCGGCGGCGATCTCCTCGGGGATAACGACGGAAACGGACTTGTAGCCAGTCTTAACGCGTGCCATGTTTTCTTCTCCTCTATCTGAGCGTGAATGTTGTGTTAGAGAGTACCACTCCTCCGGGAACTCTCGTGGGCACAAGTTTACCGTCCCAAGTTCGCGGCGTCAACATGTCCTCAAGGCGTACTTTCGCTGCAATCTCGTTAGGCAACCCAGCAATGTGAACATCATCATGGTCGCCGAACCTCTCGCAGTACTGCTTCGCCCGAAGGAACACCGCGTCATCGAACGGGCGACCGTCGTGCTCCACCTTCCACGCGCCGAGTTCCGTGGGATGTAGGTACAGGTCAGGTTCCTCCGGCCCTCTGAGGTGCAACGAGTCCGTGTCACAGTACAGGAAACGGTCATAATTGGCTTGAGCGGACCGAATGAGGTCCTGACGGGCGTAGGCGGTGATGAACGCGCCCATAGCGGTATACACAGGGTTGCTCTCCTCGTGCTCGCACATCTGTAGTTGCATGGTCCCGTGCTCATCCAGATAGGGACGCTTGCCGGTGACGTCCGTGTTCTTGGCGAACTTACCGTACAAGGAGTTAAGGTGAAGTTTTGCGATGGTCCTTGCCCCTCCCGTGCTGTTCGCTTTTACGGCCATCCACTTATCAATGTAGTCGTTGAACAGCCCCTCTGTAGCCTTGAAGTTCCAATAGCCGCTAATCGCGTAAATCTGCAAATCGTACTGCTCCATCCACAGTTCCAGGTCAACACTCGTGATAGTTACCGTTGTCGGCTCAGGGATCGACTCAAGGAACTCGTTAGCATTGAACTGAATCGAGCGCTTCAACTGGATACAGGGCAGGTGTCCTGGCTTGAGGCGTGCGGTGAACGTGATCGAGAGTGTGTACAGGTCCGCAGTAGGGTCCTCCGTCTCAGTCCACCACGGCTTACCGAACGGGAGCGGTTTGGTCCTCATCACCCACGGGTACATCGAGTTCTTGTCGATCACGATTCCAGGCCCCGTACGCTTACGTATCCACTGCTTCGCTGGCATTGCGATTCCTCCTCTATATGCTGCCCTGATATCGTCGTCCACGGTCTTTGATAGGACCGGGAACGTCCTCGTGAATCCTTTGCCGTGGAGCCCCTTGAACTCTGCCAAGGAGTCGGCTCCAACGGTAAGTTTCGTCATTCCACTGGCGAGAATGACGCGCATGGCCTGAGCCATGATGTAGATATCGTTGTACAGGTACTCCCATTCCTCCTTGGTGGGGAGGTAGCCGATGGGACGCTCCGCCTCATAGTCGATATCTCCCTTGACCGATTCGAGGTTGAATGCCTTAGGCACGTCTCGAACGGGCAGGGGAATCTTTTTGAGTGAGTCCCTGAGTTCTACCTTGACGCCTTTCTTAGAGACGATGGTGATTGAGTAGAACTTGTTCATGTTACTAATGACGGTAGAAAACTCACCTTTACCTGGCCTGTCAGGTACCCATTTGTACCCATCTTTCAGAATGTAATCGAGGATAAAGGACCCATCGAATGCCAGGTTATGGAAGAACGTCACATTAGGCGCGGACAATAGATAAGCGACATAGGCGCCAACCCCTACCCCTACCGCATAGTCGTCGTAGTCATTGACCGCCATACTTCCCCAAGACCACACACGGCAGTCCAGAGGGTTAGTCGTCGTCTCGAAATCCGCACACCTAGCGTCAGATATCGAGCGTCTTTGCATACTCGTAGTACTCCATAGCACGGCCCAGGGACTGTTCGCCACGCTCCATCGCGGCGTCCACCATCCCCGAACTCATTTCCTTCTCACCGACACGTACCTGCTGTGCCAACTGCATCGCCAGATACTTGAGCGACAACTCCTCAGGAAAATCGGTATATGCCCAGATGAACCAGAACTGCTCATCAGACAGAGAGTTGAACTTGTCGCGTGCTGTCTCGTCGCCAACTAAATCCATCATCTGATTCATGTAGCCGCGGGCCTTGGACACCAGTTCACGTGACGTGTACTGACGCCTAATGTCGTCATTCCTGAGGGCGATCATCTTCGCGCCCTCGGTGCCCATGAGTTGCTGAGGGGAGTAGATCTTGAGTTTCTTCATCCCGTCATATGCTTCGGTGCCGTGAACGGGGTGTGCGGGCGTGGTCATTGCACGCCTCTCCTTAACCGTCATCCCCAACGGTTTAATGTAGACATCCTCGTACTTCTTCTGCTCAGCGTCCACAGTACGGTTGATCTTCTTAACCGAGTTGACGTAGTTTCGGTATGACTGACGGGTGACGACGGTTCCGCGAGCACCCTTGTAGTAGCCGACGTGTGCTTTACGGAAATAGGCTTGCTTCTCAAGGAGTTTCTTGAGTCGGTCACCACTCATTCTTGAAATGGCATCGTTGCCTACGCGGGGATCGTACTCCATCCCCGTAATGTCAATTCCGTTGTCGCCCTTAGCCATACGCTTGATCTTACGAGTCACCAGTGACTCAGACTTCATGGCCGCCTTACGAAGCGAGATCAATTCTTCTTTGCTATACCTCATGATGAAATCCTCCCCCCCCCCCCCCCCCCCCCCACCGCGGGCTGGACAC